TTGTGCAACTTGAAAATAGTACTCCAATAAATCATAGCACAAAGGTGAACCATACGACTCTATTAATGCATCCGCTGCCCATTGTTCTACATTAAGATTAAGCATTGGTTTTATTTCATATCGTGCAGTATGGTATTTGCTGTAACGACTAAGCAAAGCCATACGGTCTTTGCGTTCTGCCATTACTCTGAAATTTCTACTTTTGCTTCGTTGATTTTTTCTGTTAGTTTATCTTCAACAAACTTATATACACGTTCAAATGCTTGATCTACATTTTCTCCATCACGCTTTGAATCCGTCACGCCTAAATCCAATCTAAGTGATTGAAAGTTTCCTAGGTTTAAGGTGTAACCCAATGTTACCGATACCTTAGTTTCTTTTTCATTTTCCATTTTTTCCTCCATAACTATAGTTTACTATAGAAGTTTTTGTTTGTCAAACCATTCAAAAAATCTATATTAAAGTTTTTATCCAGACATACTGGTATAAGATTATTGGTTGTTCCATTTTTAAAAATAATTTTTGGCATATATAACATTTTGTTATTTTTTGTTTCTGCTGAAATGTAGGCAGCATTACTAGGAACATCTATAACAAAACTATCTAGTTTAAAGTCAGTATCTGGATGAACAATCCAATATATTGGAAAATCACAATACCATGAAAATGTACATCCAGGATTTGCGTGGTTTAATAACATTGCATAATAAAAATAATATAACCTGACATTTGATGGATCTGGGTATTTATTATTTGGAGCATCGTCAAAAAATATAGAATCGAATTTACCTAAAGTTGGCAAAACATCTTGCCAGCAGCCTTCAACAATATTTACTTTATGTTTTTGTTGTGCTGCCCATTCTTTTAATTTTTTTAATACAGTCTCATTATCTTCAATTATTGTATGAGATTTTATATCAAATTTTTGTATTTGATTTGCAGAATATCCCATTCCAAAACCAATTTCTAAAACATCTCCGACTGGATTTAAATTATTAATCAAAGCATCCATATATGGTCTTTCCCACTCCATCATTGTCTGAAATTTAGTTTCAGAATCAAATAATAAGTCTTTGCCATATTCGTCTTTGATATATTCCATTAAATACTTTCTTTCCAGATAGGGATAAATCTACCATCTTCAGTTTTCGTATAAGTAAGTATACCATCTCCCATACGCCTTGTCAATTCTTGTGTTGTCGGAGTAATATTATTTGTTATCAACCCGTCTTTTCTTGGTTGCCCGATATGTATTGTTGCCAATATATCACGTATTTCTTTGACATGATCTTCAGAATAATATGCACGTATCTGAAATCCACGTTTACCGCCAACCTCCATTCCGATTGGTGGTGGGATAACTCCACGTCTTATTAAACTTGGCATATATTTTCTATGTCTATTGACAAGTTTAGCAGTTTCTGCTATGGTGTATGCCCTCTTTCTATTTTTTTTAAAATCCATAATAAAACATAGTTCAAGACAATCTTTAGTCATATTATATAATGCTACAGTTCCATCAGATCTGTTAAAGTGATGAACTCTAACTAAACTATTATTTAAAAACCAAACAGTTTTATTGCCTGGTATTACAGAGGACTGATTGTACTCTTCGCTCTCAACTTTTCCTTTTGAAGTAGCCATATTCCCTCACTAGAAGCAGACGGCGGGTTAAAAAAAAGACGATATCCACAAGTTAAACAATATGTTTCTAAATATTCAGCCTGAGTATATTGTCTATCTAAAAACATCCTACCGTTACATCTTTTACATTTTAGCATTAATTTGGTATTCCAACTATAATCAAGTTGATACCAACAGAAGCCTGTCCACCAGTTCCAAACTTTACAACACCACTAACATTAGAGGTTGTAACAGAACTAATAATAACACGAACGTCAATTCCTGATGGAGTATTTCCAACGTTTACTGGTGTAGCAGTTACAATTGGAGCATATTTGTAATCGCTCTTAAATGAATAAGAAAATGATATTTCTTGAGATACTGTAACTGTTGTGTTTGTGGCAACGTCTAAATATCCGCCAATAATTCTTAATTCTGATGTTTTGACATTTTGTTTTCCAGCACTAGCAGTATCTACTGTTGCGTATTTATATGTAGAAGAAGAAACTTGATCTGATATAGAATTAACAGCATCTGCCAGTTGATACATATACTGGACATCTATTGGCTGTCCTCTTTCTGGCAATGGTATTTTTGACATTATTTTCTCCTATTATATAATTATACACTATGCCAGTCTGTAACGGCATATGTTGCAACATTTAAAACTTCTTTATTTTGTGTTGTTTTTTGTACTCTAAGTCTGACGTGGTCATAGTTTGAATCAACATACGACATTGAATAATTAGATCCAGCAACAGTACTTAGCCATGTCCATTGGCTTTCTCCTACACCTGGTGTATTTCCTTCTCTCCATTGAACATAAATATCAAAACTTAAAATTGATCCCTGTTCTTTTTGTAAAGACAATTCTTCTGGTGTAGGGTCACCAATTAATAAAGAGGGCATTGTCCAATTTAGAGCAATTGAATGAAATGATTTATCTATAACTATACTATTAGGAATACTAGAGGTAATAGGGTTTGCTGGATCAAATCCAACTTCTTCTATTGTAGTTTTTACAAAAAGTCTTTCAAGGTTTGACCAATGTGAGGTTCTGTTTTTATCTTCAGATAAAATTCTATATCTTAAATCATGATATAAACTAGAATCATCTCCAAATGGGGCAGGTAATGAGTTCTTGTTAATTTTAATTTTTTTTATACCAGTATCTACCATTAACCTATTCCAATTCCAAATCTAAACTCTATATAGTTACTAGTATTTGGAGATTTAATAATTGTAGATGCTGTATCATTTTGAATCACTGAATATCCAGTTAAACCGTATAATGGATTATTTGTTGAAACATTTTCAAATCTTAATGCATCTAACAAAATATAAAATTTATCAGATACTACACTTGATTGATATGCACATGCATAAATATTAATTGTATTTACAGAATTCCAAGTAAATGTTTCGGTAACATATAGTTCCTGTAACTCTTTGGAAACTACGCAATATCTATTATTTGCAAAATCTTGTTGACCAGTACCAGTTCCATTATTAATAACTGCTTCAAAACGTGCAAACTTAGATGTATCTGATCCAGTAAACTCTATCATTAGGGCAACTTTGTCTGGATTTGTATTAATTGTGCCATCAATATTGACTACGGAAAATGCAAATCTAAGTTCATCTTTTGGTGTATTTTTTGAAAAGTCTACTGCAATACCAGTGGCCTTGATGTATTCTGCACCACTGCTAATAACAAAATGAGTTCCAGTTGTGTCAATAGTTGAAGAATTACTTTTAATGGCAATAGTGTTATTTAAATATCTACATCTTTCATTTCTTAAATCTCTGTTTTCATTATAAAAAATTCTATTATCTGCATTAGTTGAAAACGTTGTGCTTTCTGTTTCTATAATATTATTTCCTTCGGTAAAATCTAAAGGCTTAGTAATAGTAAGAATTTCAGAGCCATCTTGGTTTTTCCAATTTTCACTATTTGTAAATGCTAATACTGTTTTGCTATCATTTGCAACTGATAGCGGGTCAAATCCTGCCGAATAGACACCGACCTCAGAAATTTCATATCTTTCTTCTGTAGGTAGTTCTGCAGTAAATACTATTTTTGAAATATCGTCTTCTATTACATATCCTCTAGAACTAATAGGAACTCTGAACATTTCAAAGTCCAGATTAGTTTGATTAGAATAGTCTGGAACAGTGTCACCAGTTTGAAGTGGTTTTTTCCCACATCCAACTGCAATATATGATGCATATGCAGGTGCTTGGCCTAGCATATACTTTGCTATAATCGACTTTCCAGAGTTTGTAATCATTAATTTACCACCTCATATATTGTACCATTGGTCGTGATCTGAATGTCTGCCTGCTCATCTGGCTTAATATCAATGAATTCTACAACAATTCCGCCGTCTGTGTCAACATAGACATTAGACCCATCTGGACCATTTCCTATATTTGGCACCTTTGTATTTAATTTAATTGCAAAGTTAGCAAAATATTTATTAGATGTTTGGGATATAAACATATTTTTAGGGTCATATTCATTGCTAATTTTTTTGACATTTGCAATAAGTTGTTGTGGAATATATTCTCCACTAATTAAATCATGCCTTGCTAAAGATAATATTTCTTGTCCACCAATATTTTCAAAAATTAAATCAGTAATTATTTCTACTGGCATTACATCTTCGCCTGGCAAAATATATTGCGGCGTTGCAGTTTTAATTATTGGAACAACTGGTGCAGCAGCAACAACTGGGGCTGGAGTTTGTGGTGTTGGACTGACAACAAGAGAAGCAGTATATACAAATGTTGATCCACTATCACCCTTGTCTCCATCATCGTTTACTGTAGTGCTATCTCCACGTTCATCTGCTCTCCATGCACGGTATAATTCCATGGACTTTTCTTCGCCTCTACGCCAATCTGCAACACTCCAAGTAGATGGTAGTACGTATCCGCCTTCTCTATCGTCGTATCTCATTTTATACCTCCGCCAAATATACTGTCATGTCTGGGCCAGATGTTGATCTGGAATAAGTAATATTATAAACTACAAACTGTTTAGATGGTTCCGCAATAATATCTATACCATCTTTTACGTAATCTATATTAACTATATCTCCTAGTTGCAAGATTGGAGTAGCAAATAAATTTACACCAAGCAATCTTTTTGGTGTCATATTTTTATTTATAATCCATCCAAGTAGATCTTCTGCGTCTCCAGATGTTTGAATATATGGCATACTTAATGAAAATGTATTTATGCCATAACTTAATCTACTTTGTTTAATTTGATCATATTTCTGCAACTCAACATTTTGAGATCTTATTACGTTGGAATTAATTGATTCTGGAGAAGATAGATTAGATTTTTTATTAAAATAATCATCAACTGTCAATGAATGCGTTGTGTCTTGTGTAAATGTTATTCCCTGAATTCTTAAATAATTACCAGTTGTTTCATCTAAATTTAATGCTGCATCTGTCGCATTAAATATTAAAAATTCTGCCCCATAAGAATTGGCATAGAATCCAGAAATTACATATCCTTTAATATTATTAAATGTTGGTGATATTTTTGCATATAGTGCTGGG